TACGCAAATTATTGTTATGTGTGTGGCTATCAGTGTCCATATGATCATCCACATTAAACTACGCTGGCTGCTATATGAACAGCCTGCACTATGTATCTAAACATTTCTTCATTGCCTGCGCACTCTTGTGCCGCACGAACTTCTTTGATTTCCTGTAAAAGATAATTACGTTCTTCGAGACTGAGTTGCCCACCGCGATAGGCTGCTTCTATATTGCTTATTTCTTGTATTAAAGGGTGTCCCATTGTCATCGCTTTCTCCATGCGTTAATTGCTACGTCAAGTCTCTGTAGGGCTGTCTTTTTACCTAATTCACAAAATATTTTATTGGTGCTAGATTTAAGTTTTATGATGTGCGCTTCTAGGCCTTTTATATTTTCTGCCTGCGGATCATTGCGCAATTCAGCATATCTACTTAATCTAATTGTCTTTGGTATAAGGTCTGAATAATCAGGTTGATCACAATTCAAATTTTCTATGGCTATGTGTATTTCTACCACTTTATCAAACATTACAGGATCATGGTCTCTAGGCCAATATTTCTTAACAGTATCTACACCAGTTTGAATGGTGCTGCAACCTGTAATTAAAAAGAATATAAGACCTAATAATAACTTATTCATCGCCGGCTGCGTCTTTGATTTCCTGCGCTGTGGCCTTACGACCTTTTGGACCACCTATTGGCTTATCTGCTTCTTCAGCGGCTTTCTTTGCAGCAGCATCTTCTTCTCGCTTTTTCTTAAACGGATCTACGTTAATTTCTTGTTCAGCAATAATACGTTCTTTATCAATGGTTTTACCACGTAATTGTAGAACAACTTCTACCTTTTGGTTTAACCTAATTAGATCATTATCTAACATACGTATACGATCTATTAGAGCAATTAAAGTTCCGTTGGCCTGACCTATTACAGGCTTGACTACAGTTGTTACCCATTTCCAAACAAAGAAAATAAAGTATCCCATACCTGCGGCTGACACTATAGGAAAGCCGTACTTATTAATTAATTCTGCTATATTTTCCATTGACGTAGTAATTCCATCAGGTAGCGAAACTCTATTGGATTTTTATTTTCATCTATGCCAATTCCAAAAGCATGTATTAGTTCTTGTATTGTCATTAGTTTATACTTTAATGATACACAGTGTTCATTGGAGCGGCATGAATACGTTCTAAAAAAGTTTTAGTAACAGCCAGTTGCCCTTGGTATAATTCATCTATTGTCATATCTTTACGCAGTTCCGCAATAATTTTAGCCTGTTGTTCCATTACCTCTTTAGTGGTTTTCATTAGTCTCTCCTTTGATCACTTTGTTCAGCACGACTAATACGGTTATAGTCAGGCTGCAATCCTAACGCATGGCTTATTTTTACATCAATACGTTGAACATCATGGTTCATTGTGCTTACCCTAGCATCAAGTCCTTTGATAATTCCAGCCATGCCATTAACACTGGATGTAACACCATCTAGAATAAATTTCAATGTAAGGAAAACAAAGTAGCCAGCGGCCAGTGCTGCCGCTATGGGGAATCCAACATCTGCTACTAATTTAAAGAAATCCATGTTACCGCTCCCAATAACAATTATATTTAGTGTTAATTGGGAGCAGTGTAATCTACATGGTTAATTACCAAATAAAGTTATTTTTGTAGTAGTCTACAATACGTTCTAATTCAATATCAAAGTCAGCGTGTGGTTGCCAACCTAGCTGTTTTAGCTTTTCGTCAGATATAGCATATCTAACATCTTGGCCTGGTCTTTTAAGATCTTGAACATATTGTTCATAGCTTCCTATATTACCGTATAACTTCAAAATCTTTTTAACTACCGTAAGATTTGATTCTTCAAAATTTCCAGAAATATTATAAATTTCGTTTTTGACACCGGCTTCTATTATGGCCAAAATTGCACGAGCTGTATCATCAACATGTAGCCAAGTTCTTCTAGGGGTCCCCTTATCATGAAGATCAATTTTTCTACCTATAGTGAGATGCTTTATACTTTTAGGAATAAGTTTTTCAACATATTGACCTATACCATAATTATTCGTAGGTCTTACAATTACATAAGGAATGTCAAAAGTTCTTGCCCAGGCTAATACTAACATATCAGCAGCAGCCTTGGTAGCACTATATGGGTTGCTAGGTTTTAATAGATCCGATTCTGTGTGAAAGCCTTGCTCAATATCACCATAAACTTCGTCTGTGCTAAAATGTAGCAAAGTTGGCATTATGAATCTACGCTTTTGCTGAATCAAACTTAATAGATGATGAACACCGTTTACATTACTTTTAAGAAAAATATCACTAGACATGATACTATTATCTACATGTGTTTCAGCAGCAGTGTTAATAATATAGTCACAGTCCAGAAGGCGTTCTAGATCATTAATATCACTTTTGATAAATTTAAAATTATCAAATGATTCTAATTCTGGTAAAAATTGTGGATTGCTGGCATAGGTCATTTTGTCTACACCAATAACATACCATCCCTTTTCAATACATTTTTTAGTTACATGATATCCGATAAACCCTAGACACCCAGTAACATAGACAATTTTCTTCATAAAATTATCCTTTATAGATAATGCTTTGAAGCTTGTCTTGATTGTCTACTACCCATTTTGGGTGTGTTTCATATGTAATTGGAATTGGATTGAAAATGAACCCAAAGTCTTGCATTGTTCTTTCAATAGCTTCTTCAGGGGTCTCTAGTTCCCATTTAGTCTTATCACGATTAGGTAAAACATCTTTTGAATGTGCCCAACTACGATATTTTTCTAATAACATGTATCCATTAGTATTATCAATCGAGCTAAAATGCCATCCTGCATTTTTAATGTTCGGATGTGTTCTTATTTGAAAATACAATTCTCTTAGTGTTCCTGGTAGATATTTCTTAAAGTTAGCGAATTGAGTAATACTGCTACAAGCATATTCTCCGTTGTCTAACTTATGTTGTAGATTTATTTTATAGATATAAAGGAATGTATCACAAAAAACAATAGGACGAAGACCCTGCGGGTGAGAGAAATTCGGATCATTAAAATAACCAATAGCTGTATCTACTGTTTCCTTTTTAAGAATTTCATCGCATGGGCTGAAAATAACAACATCATCATCCTTAGCATCTAATTCTAATAGAGTTTTATATATCCAATTAAATTGGAACAGATCTCTTATCCAATCATCAGTATCTGTGTTATCTCTATTACGTGTAGCATGACTGTCTAACAACCAAGGGTATTTGTTAATAGCATCTTGAAAATTGTCAAAGCTTACATAATGTAATTTCTCTTTGTATGGAGCAAACCTTTCATGATCGAATCTCAAAGGCTTAGTTCTACCTGTGTGTGTTTCTCCAGCTTCTACAACAATAAATTTATCAACAAAATCCCAGTGTTGATTTAATCGAATTTCATATACATCGTTTTCTTGAAAAAATTGTGTGCAATCATAAACAGTCATTTTATCTCCTAACAAGCTAACCATTCGGTATTTTCAACATACCAATGAACAGTTTCTTGTATTCTTTGAAACATATTTAACGGCTCCTGCCAGCCATGTTCAACTAATTTGGCAGGACTTGGGGAAAACTTGGGTTCATTCCCAACTCTTACATTAGTGTCAAAATTATAAACTAATTCTTTATCTAATGCTAGTGCAATAAGATTAGCAAATTCTAAATTAGTGTAGTAGGTCAATCCTGAACTATTCCATTTTTCGCATAATGTTTTTTGGTGCTCTAAAATGAAACGTGTGTGTAGGGCAACATCTTGAGCGTGAAACCACCTTCTTCCACTAATTGATCCATCTTGTCCTTTATGTATAACCAAAGGTTCACCGGCTAAGACTTTTCTAATTGTGCTAACAGGAAATCTATTACTTTGTGATCGTTGACCGAATGTATTTGTTATGTGTGTTATGCTAATAGGCACATGAAATGTGCTTGAATAAGCAATACAAATTTCTTCCCCGCTGGCTTTTGAGGCAGCATACGGACTAACTGAATTATATCTATCAGTTTCTTTTGAATCAGAGTTAGAGCTAACCGGACCAAAAACCTCACCCGCACTATAATAAAAGAATCTTCTTAAAGGAAGTAGTCTCGCTAAATTTAAAAGATTAGTAGTTCCAATAACATTGTCTGTAATGACACTTAGGGGATCTTTTATAGAGCTTTCTGCACTGGCATTACCTGCTGCATGTAGTATTAAATCTGTATCAGAAAGCTGGTCAGCTAAATGATCTGCTGGCTCTCTAATGTCATGATAAATTATTTTTATTCTATCTTGATAAGGTTCAAGTCTTATCAAATTTCGTGTATTCGGTCTAAGCAAACATACTACCTGATGATCCTTAATAAATTCGTCAACAAGATAGTGACCAATAAAACCATTGGCTCCTGTGATTAAAACTTTACTCATTTAGTAGCCTATCGGATATCCGGACGATGATATTAAAGACCTTGCTGCATTAATAAACAAATTAAGATCTGAAGCATATTGAATAAAATCAATCCCTCGCTGACGCCATTTTTGAAGGCCTTCAATAGTATCAGTGAATGTTCCGATAGGAATGCTAGCATTTTGACATTTATCTATAATCATATTCATAGCATTTTGAACTTCTGGGTCCCATATTTCCCCAGGTTTACCCATACTTTGACTTAGATCATATGGTCCTACAAATAAACTAACATTGCTAGGAATAGCTGAAATTATTTCATCAATGTTCTTAACAGCTTCAGTTCCTTCTAGCTGCAAGATCAGTTTATTATACGAATTAGCATATTCAAGATACTGATCTTTATTGAGTCTAGAAAAGTTACTAGCTCGAACAAATCTGCATAAACCTCTATTACCTACAGGTGCAAACATTGTAGAGTTAATAGCTGCATTAACATCAGCAGCTGATTGGATATGTGGCACTTGAATTGCAGAGACATTTAAGTCTCTGCACCATTTAAAGTATGGCTCACTTCCTTGTGGTATCCTTACAATCATTTCTAAATTTCTACGTTCTGCTGCTAATAGTAAAGGATATAAATCTCTAGGACTAAGAGGTGTATGCTCCATATCTACAACAGCGAAATCACAACCTGCTATGCCCATAGCTTCTATCATTTCCATAGAAGGGCATTTTACAAAAAACCCAAATCTTGTTTTTGTCATCCTAGTTCTCCATTAATGGAATTATCATTTCAGATTCAAGCTCTTCTTTGGTCAAGAAAGGATATAAATCTTCTAGAGGGCTACTATACATTGTGCCATCTGGTCTAGTCTTAACTGCGCTCTTAGGGATAAGCTCTTGAAATTCCGGCATTTTAATTTCTGCCACAATCGGTCCATTATGATTTAAAATCTCACGGATAAATTCTTCCAAATTTCTAGCAGTCGACTTTGACCTAAACTCAAACCCAAATGCTTCAATTACCTTTTTAAAGTCAGGAAATGTTACACCAGAACTCGGTCCACATGCACCTGCTGCACCTGCACTTTGATAGATAGCATTATGCGTATGCTTGATCGTTAGATACCCATTGTTATTCAATAAGAATATTTTGATATCAAGGTTTTGCTCTTTCATTGTTTGAAGCTCTTGAAGATTCATCATAAAGCTTCCTTCGCCTGCAATGAGTATTGTGCTCCGCCGACCTTCAGAATATAATGCAGCCCCAATTGCTCCAGGAAGGCCGAATCCCATTTCGCCTAGCCCAGTGCTAGTCATTAATCGTTGCCCTTTTTGAAGCTTTATTCCAGCATGGGTGCAGGTCAATGACGTTCCCATATCTGTGATAATATTATAACTTCTATGTAAGCTCTGACTTAAGACATTAATAAACCAATAGCTATTAATTCCTTCAGCATCTAGGTCAGTTGGTTCAACTGCCATAGGATACTTTTGCTGCCAATGAGATATTTTAGATCTCCAGGCTGTCCAACTAGTATCAATATCCTCTATTAAAGCTTCGTCTAATGCTTCTAAGAATTTTCCTGCATCTGCTAATACTGGAATATCAACATTAAACTTATATTTGTTTAACTCAATAGGATCAATATCAACAATAACTTTTTTGCTTGCTCTGCTAAAAGCAAGATCATTAAACCCTCGTTGAGGCAAGGCCAATCTTGTTCCTACAGTAATTAAAAGGTCGCAATTTTGTAGAGCTAGATTAGCAAACCTTTGTCCGTAAGTTCCGGCACGACCTACAAAGTTTGGATCATCATCACATAATATGTCTGCTGCCTGCCATGAAACTAACGAAGGCATATTAATTTTAGTTTGAACACGTTCTAATGCTTCAATCCCATTAGCGATTCTAACACCGTGTCCTATCCAAAGCAAAGGTCGTTCAGCTTGTTTAATTAAATCAATCACTGAATTAACTACAGTTGTTAGATCAATATCTGATTCTGAATCCGGTATAAAACCAACCAATTCATCTGGGTTGATTTGAGCATGTTGAAGATTTTGCGGAATCTCAAGCCAAACAGGTCCAGGTCTTCCGGAATAAGCAAGATGGTATGCCTTTTCTAACATCCATTTAATATTTTTAGGATCAGTTAGACAATGACCAAACTTGGTTACAGTTTTGGTAATATCTACCATGTCAAGTCCTTGAACACCTTTCCCACGCATTTCGTTGGCGGGATGAACATATTCCAGGTTTTCTTGACCAGCAAGAATAAACAATGGCATGCTATCAAGGTGTGCATCTGCTAATCCAATTAGAGTATTACTAGCCCCAGGTCCGCCAGTTACCATCATTACCGCAGGATTTCCCGAAGCCCTCATCCTTATTAAGGAAGCCATAATTCCTGCTTGCTCCTGGTGAGGGCAAACATAAGAAACACCGGCTTGTTCGAAGCTTTCAATTAGACGTATGCTTCCTGATCCAGTTATAGCAAAGGCTAGATCAACACCCTTGTCTTTAAAAAATTGTGCAATATAGTCTGATATTCTCATATTAACATTGGTTATATTTGATTTCTTTTACAAACATTAAGACAGTTTCTGGTCTGAACCCATCCATTTCCTTAGCTACTCTTTTTACTACTTTTACTAGTCCGACATCTCCAGGGATAACAACATCATGCTCTCTCTTGTTCACATCTTTCATTAGGCCACCTTTTAGGACCATAACAAGATCATTATCATTGAATTCGTCTAGCACATCGTCAGTAGCGTTTAACACATATAAGATACTGTCACCGACTTCATATCTATCAACATTATCATGCTCTGGATCAGTGATCCAAATGCAACTTTCAGTCTTAGGTAGCTCAAACTCTAGACTTTCGTAACCTTGATTAGTTCTACCATAGCTATCCTGTAGTCTTACTAGGTCATTTTTATCTACAGGTGTTTCTGCTTCTAATAATACTACATCAGTAAGGGCACACGTTTGATGAAATAATCCACGTCTTATCATTTGCTTATTTGGAGCACGAAGTATCTTACTATCTGATATAAAGTTAATTTCTGCACAACCACCTGCAATAATTAGTCCAGTAGTTTTAGTTGGATGGCAATGCATACTGGTCTTTTCACCCTTGTTAATATGCAATAGCCATAAACTCATTACATCATTTTTATAGGCTAGATATTCATATCCCCAGGGCTTACGAACAATTACTGTATTATGATTATTCATATTAATTTGGCCTATAAATTAAATCTGCCTGAGCACCTTTTAGTGGACCTTCTAAATGATAATCTAATGCTTTTAGATATAGTTCTACATCTTCTTTAGTAACTCCATATCTGTGCTCCCATCCAAATTCTAATATTATAGTAGGACGGCATTCACGGATTGTCTGTTCAGCACCATGTAAAGCATGAAGTTCGAATCCTTCAACATCTAACTGAATCACATCACACTCATTTAATCCTAGATCATCTATCCTAAGTGTGGGAATAGTTCCACCAGGCTCTACATGTTTTGCTCCAACATTAAACGGCATATGATTACCTACGGCTATTCGTTCTCTGTGAAACCCTAGGGCAGCTTGATATTTGTATACATTAGGTTCTGTTACATTGAGATTAAGGCAATAAAAATTTACAGGATCGGGCTCAAAAGTATAAACGTGTTTAAAAAGCCTAGCAAATCGTTTAACATAAAGACCGCAATTAGCTCCTGCCTGAACAATCACTCTATGTTGATTAACAACTGCTGCAATCTTTTCAGGTGTTTCTGCAAATTCACCTGCTAGGTCAAACCATGCTCCTCCTTGTCCACGAGCATCTTCTTTTGGCCAATACCAACCATGTTCATTTAGATACACAAGATCTTTCATAAAATTCCTTTTAGATATATAAACTTAAAAAACTTCTAACCTTATCACCGATATAGCTAATTTGTTCCGGTGTAATCACTGGACTAGTGCCATGAAAAAAGGTGTTAGTCATAGCCAAAGTAGCCATTGGATAATTCTTTTTAGCTATTTCCGGATCCATAATATGACTGTAAGCAGGCTGTAACATGATGTTACCTGCAAAGTAAGGCCTAGTTTGAATAAGGTTTTCTTCTAGATAGTCTACAATATCATTGCGGCTAAATGGAGCACCTTGTTTAATGGTCAATGGAAAGGCAAACCAACTAGGGTCACTACCTTCTGTAGCTTTAGGTAAGATAAAGAATTCTTCATAATCTTTATAGATGTCAAATAACAGGCTATAATTACGACGACGTAGAGAATGAATAGTATCTAGTTTCTTTAATTGCTCTAGACCCATAGCACCTTGAACTTCAATCGGTTTTAGATTGTAGCCAATCTCATCATAGACATACTTATGATCAAATATTTCTCCTGGCATAGTGGGAATCCATTCATCGAATCTTTTCCCACAAGTTCCACATTTGAGCTTATTAGCTTCTGGACCTACACAGTAGCATCCTCGTCCCCATTCTCTAAGTGACCTAAGAATAACTTCCTGCTCATATGTGTTACAGGCAACGTATCCACCTTCTCCCATAGTCATGTGATGAGCAGGATAGAAACTACAGGAAGCCATAATACCAAATGAGCCAAGAGGTTTTTCTTTGTAGGTTGAGCCCAATGCATCGCAACAATCCTCTAATAATAGCAGGTCATATTTTTTAACTAATTCCATTAGCTTATCCATATTGGGCGGATTACCTAATACATGAGCAAATGTAATAACACGAATGTCCGGGTTGTTAAATAAGACTTCTTCAACTTGTGACACGTTTAAATTTAATGTGTCTAACTCAATGTCTACAAAAACTGGCTGAAATCCTACTTGTAGAGTTGGATTTAATGTAGTAGGAAATCCTGCAATCGGCATTAACACCTTGGTGCCTTTAGGCAAATTATAACCACGTTTACTGGTTAAACTGGCCATCATTAGCAAATTGCTGCTAGATCCAGAATTAGTAACTATGCCATATTGTTTGCCAAATTGTTTAGGAAACTTACGTTCGAAACTTAGACACTTTGTGCCCATCACTAACCAACCATTAAGCAGACTTTCTGCCGCAGCTACAAATTCGTTATGATCGAAATAGGGACCTGCATAGTTTACAAAATCACGCCCGGCTACCCATTCCTTATTAGCGTGTTTATCTGTAATAAAAGTTTTAATTTGATTTAAAATATGTTCCATGATTTATCTGATTACAAATTGTTGATAGGCATTAAAACATTGAATGCGGTGTTCTAAGGTTAGAGCAGGCCAATGAATTACCCAATCACCGTAACTCCAGTTTCCATTTACACCTGACTTGTCACGGCGATCTGCATATTGCCTATAAAAGTCATAATTATAAGAGTTCATGTATTTTTGAGCAACGATTTTGACAATATCTTTATACTTGTCACTGAGCTCAATAGGTCCAGGTGGAGGCCAAGTTGGATCAGCAGTCCAGGGCAGTTCTAGTGCTAGGCATATACCACGCTGGTCTTGATCCCAATGCTTCATAGCCTCTTCTTCATATGAAAGCACATCATCAATAATGGCTCTACCTTGTGGGGTATTTCGGATTAGGAAACTATCACTGTTAATGCCATTAACATCTACTGAGATAATAAAATGATATTGACTGAGAACTCTATCTTCAATCCTAATACTCATATTAGTGATCATAGAATCACATCCTGTCCACCAAAACCACTCATACTCTGGATGAGTTTCTAGTAGCTCTTTGGTAAACCTAATTTTATCAAATGCCCCTGTGAATGGTTTTTTGAAATGTCCGTAACCATGTAGGTTAGCGTAAATTACTTTATTTTGATCCCAAGTATACTTGGCCAACGCCTCGTAATTCTCGTCATGCATGGTAAAAAGTGCAAACATTTTTTTCCTTAAAAATAATAACCGTTGATTCTAGGAAACCAGTTATCTCCGTAACCTTTTCTAGTTTCTGTATGTTCATAGTCTTTTCTAATTTCCAATCTATAAGATTTACCTAAACCAATCGCAATAGAAACATGAACGCTTTGGTTAGCAACCATTAGCTCAGCTCCTTGAATATATCTGGCCATTTCTAATAGATCAGTTACTTTCTGATGATGAATTTTGATCTTAAACATGTTTTCAAATTCTTGATGCTCACGTTCTGTCCCTAAGAAAAATCCTAAATCACCTAGACCTCTATCTATATATGAATACCAATCTTCGCTGGGTTGACCATTATAGTTGTATCTTTCGGCTCTGTGAACTGCTATATACCTTCCTGGAACATGCAAAGGCTCAACCGGAGTTAACCATGCTTCGTGATTTAGCTTTTTGCTGATTTCTGGATCATTTATATCCCATCCTAGAGCCAACGCATAGCATTCTGTTTGATTGCCCTGCCATTTTTCCCCAATATGAAACTTCCAATGATCTAACAGAATAGGCCAATCGTCCTGCTGCCCATTCCATATTTCTACTTTATCTAGATAATCTTGTGCTTCGAGTAAGGGAGCTACAAAATTATAATCCTTTTCTGTCAACCTTCCTGCGTGTGG